TTTTGCTGCTAATGCAAACACAAGTGAGGTACAGGCAGGAGAGCATCTTGCTTTCTTACGCTCTCTCTGGCTTGGTGGTTTTGAGGACAACAACAAGCCTAGCCCCAACGACCATCCTATCGATTCCATCTTTTACAACCTGACCTTAGGGCGTCTGTTCGTTAACGTCTATGACCCATCTAACCCAGATAACAAATTCTGGGATGATTCCCTTGTGCGTGGGGATGAGGGACCTCAGGGGCCTCAAGGGCCTATAGGGCCTCAAGGACCTCAGGGGCCAGCAGGGCCGGGCATCGAGGTTAAGGATAGGGTAACAGTGGCTGAGGCTAACCAGCTTGACCCATCGTCCCTCAACGCCTCTTGGTCTTACTACATGGAAGATGCAGGCACTGTGACGGTAGGTGCCAAGGATGTTGTTGTTGCCGCTGGTGATTTGATTATCTGGACCATCACTTCTGCTGGGATTGGTTGGTTCGTAAACGTAGGAGACCCAAAGGGCCCTCAGGGTCCTCAAGGACCACAGGGTCCCAAAGGGGAGACCGGAGCTACCGGACCTCAGGGAGACAAAGGAGATACAGGAGCTACAGGTCCTCAGGGGCCTACAGGTCCTAAAGGGGATAAAGGAGACCCCGGCCAAGACTCCACGGTCCCCGGACCAAAAGGAGATAAAGGTGATACTGGTGCCACAGGGGCGCAGGGCCCCATAGGGCCAGAGGGACCAAAAGGACCACAAGGGGATAGAGGTATTCAAGGTATTCAGGGCGTACAAGGTCCTAAGGGTGATAAAGGTGATACAGGGGCCAGAGGTGCCACTGGTGCTACGGGTGCTACGGGCCCTCAGGGTCCTAAAGGTGACAAAGGCGATACCGGGCCACAGGGTCCTGCTGGTGTTGCTAAGCCGGGAGAGACTCCTCAAACGGCTATAGCATTAGGCTCAGCTAACCTGAATAATCTATCTGTTTATGGTTATTACTTTCAGATTGCTAACGCCGCAGCGCTTCCAGACAGAAATTATCCAGTACAATCAGCAGGCACTTTGAGGTACTACAGAGCTGCCGGAGGCGCTACACCGCCTGATGGTATTCAAGAGTACAGTGTATATAGCACTGGCGTCAGGTACGCTAGGGCTTGTTATACGGGAAGCTGGTCTGCTTGGGTTAGGGACATAGGGCCTCAAGGACCTCAAGGGGTTCGAGGCGTACCCGGTCCTGTAGGTTCGACTGGCCCAAGAGGACCTCAGGGTTTGCAAGGTCCAGCAGGTCAGACAGGGCCAACGGGACCTAAGGGGGATAAAGGGGACCCCGGATTAAATGGGGCTACTGGTCCTTCTGGTCCTAAGGGCGACACAGGGCCGCAGGGTCCTGTAGGTGCCAGAGGACCAACCGGGGCTACAGGTGCTCAAGGCCCTCAAGGTTTGCCCGGACCTAAAGGGGATAAGGGCGCTACAGGTGCTACAGGGCCTCAGGGACCTAAAGGTGACACAGGACCTGCTGGACCGTCCGACTGGAACGCGATACCCAACAAACCGGCAACAGCTACCAGATGGCCATCATGGAGTGAAGTTAGCAGCAAGCCAACAACGTTCACTCCAGCAAGCCATAGTCATAGGGTCTATGAGGAACACACCACTCTCTTTAACCGAGAGGTAGCGTACTCTGGGACAACTATCTACACACTTGCTCAGCCTTGGAGCAACTTCGACGCTATCATGACCCTGGCTAGTGATGATTCTAGGAATCAGTACTCATCTAATATACTCACTAAGAAGCAGTTAGATGAAATGTATGCTAAGGCTGTTCCTGCTGCATCTAGAAGTTGGCTGCTTCATGCGTCTACTGAGACTTTCTTCTATTGGAGAATGACAGACACCTATAAGAAGAATTTCCAGATAGTGAGAGAGAACGGAGTCTTACATAAGATTATTGGTATCAAGTATATTGCCAGATAAGGAGTAACAGCATGGCTAAAGATAAGAAGAAATTAAACGGTGGTACAGCAGCTCATGCTGATGATGTTGGCGTAGTTCACAACCTTGTCAACCAAGGCTACAAGCTCAAGCTGCAACACCAACTCGGCCGAGCCAAAGAAAGCTTAGAGGAGTATAAGAAGCGGAAGGCCAAGGGAGGGAAGAAGAAGCTCAGTGATGAGGAGCTTGAGGAAGACCCAACCTTTGAGCTGGATATTAAGCTTCTGGAGTCTGCCGCTAGGTGGACTGGATACAACAAGGTCATGCCTACTGATGTTGAGACAGAAGACATTAAGGGCACACTTGGGGAGCTGGAGGAGATTCGCAGGAAACAGCGTGGTCGTATCTGCGCTCCTGTCGCAAAGCAGCAATAGTCTATTATAGTAGACTGGAGGTAACACATGGCTAAGGTTCTACACCCGTCTGTAGAAAAAGCTATGTGGGAGGAATTGGTAGCCATACAAGAGACCTTCCCCTATACGGAGGAGGGTTTCTTGGACTTTGCCAATTACTCTCTCAATAAGCTTATTAAAGGTGGCCCAGACCTTACAGAAACCCAAGCGGATATTTGTAAGTACCTTTTCCATAATGGCCTTGCAATGAAGGCTGTTAGTCTGGGCAAGAAAAAGAAGAAGAAGAAAAAGAAGAACAAGAAGAAAAAGAAGCCAAAAGGCTCTTTGCAGCAGAACTATGAGATAGTCAAGACAGGTATAGGTCAGAGGCTAAGAATGATTCAGGCTAACCGTGGCTTGGGTAAGACTACTCTCTGTGCTATCTATGCTGTGTTCCGTATCATCCATGACCCTACAACTCGTGTCCTTATCTTCTCAGCAGGTGGTAAGCTGGCCGGGGAGATTGCCAAATGGATTATCCAAATACTTGAGGGACTGACAATCTTGCAGGTACTGCTGCCGGATAAGCTCAACGGCGACCGATGCTCAATGGAATCATATGACATTCATTGGGTCTTTCGTGGGACAGAGAAGGCACCTTCCGTAAAGTGTCTTGGTGTTGACTCTAACGCTCAGGGTTCTCGTGCAGACTTGCTGATTGCAGACGACATTGAGTCTATGAAGAACTCAAGGACAGTCCTCATGCGTGAGCTGCTGGTAGAGCTGACCAAGGAGTTTGAGTCTATCTGCCAGTCAGGTGATATTGTTTATCTTGGTACTCCTCAGTTCTTCGAGTCCATCTACAATAACCTGCCTAGTCGTGGCTTCGCTGTTCGTATATGGCCTGCTCGTTACCCCAACAAAGACCAGCTGGAGTCTTACGGCGAGTATCTCGCTCCTATGCTCAAGGAACAACTACTTGCTGACACAAGCTTGCAGACAGGGCATGGTATTGATGGTAGACAGGGTGCCCCTTGTACTCCTACGATGTTCCCTGATGAGCTGCTCATAGAGAAAGAGATTTCTCAAGGGCCAAGCAAGTTCCAGTTGCAGTATATGCTAAACACCAGACTAGCAGATGCTGAGCGTTACCCACTCAAGATGAACAACTTGATAGTGATGCCGTTCAGTGAGACAGAGGCTGTGTCCTCTCCCATCTGGTGCAATGATGCAAGGCAGCTAAAGCAATATCCAATATTCTCCAACCAAGCCACTGACAAACTCTATGGGCCAATGGACGTTCCCTACACTACAAGGAAGTTCCAAAGGTCGCTCATGTATATCGACCCTGCTGGCGGTGGTAAGAACGGTGACGAGACAGCCTATGCTATTATCTCTCTGATTGGTTCTAATATTTATATCCGCGAGTGGGGAGGTGTTCCCGGTGGGTATGAAGAAGCCAAGATGATGGAGCTTGTTAATGCTGCCAAGCGTCACAACATCAAGGAAGTGTGGTTCGAGAAGAACTACGGCAATGGTGCTTTCCAAGCAATGATTGCTCCTTTGTTCCAGAAGTACCACCAAGCCAAGCTGGAGGAGCACTGGGCAACAGGGCAGAAAGAGCTGAGGATTATCGACACGATAGAGCCCCTTCTGTCTGCTCATCGAATCATCATCCACCCTGACGTTATCAAGCGCGACCTGTCCTCTGTAGAGCGCTATGCTGATGAGGTCAAGAAGACTTACTCTGGTCTGTTCCAGTTGTCCATGATTACACGAGACAAAGGCTGTCTTGTGCATGATGACAGACTGGATGCTCTGTCAGGTGCCATCTACCAGATTACTCTTGAAGTTCAATTCGACCAATCCATTGAGATGGCCCGGAGAGAACAAGCTGAGTTTAAGGAATGGCAACAGAAGATGATGAACCCAAGTAAACACCGGGAGGATGTAACCCTAGAGGAAGCACATGGAGGTGGACTAATGGGGTCTATGTTCAAGGTAAAAGGCTGGCGTTAGTCTATTATAGTAGACCGCCCTATAGGGATAGAAACCTTTATTGCAATAACGGAGAAACCACAATGACAATGCGACCTTTAACCGCATTTGAGAATAAGATTATTCTCGACTACAACAAGGCGAGCTATCTTAATGATATTCGCTACAAGTGTGTAAGAGCCTTAGAAGTGGATGCTGCCAGCGGCGGTGCATCTGGCTCTCGCTCAGACTACTTCAACTCTATGCTGGCTCTGTCTAACGCCATTCGTACAGAGCTTGGCCTGTCTGCTGCCGATGAGTCTCCCGTTGCAGCAGCAGAGATAGAGGCACTGCAAGCCAAGATTACTGCTCAAGAGGATGAGCTGATTTCCCAAGACGATAAGATTGCAGGTCTTGAGGCTCAGTTCGCAAGCATAGGTCAGTTGCCCCTCACAAGCAAGGAAGCTGACACAAAGTATACCAAGGCTGAGTTGTTGGCCTTGTTGTACCCACACGAAGCCTAAGGAGGTATCTGATGGCAATTAACAACGTAACAGACGGTAAGCCAAAGATTGGCTATCCTTTCGCTCATGCAGTGCTGATGCCTATCGCTACCACTGCTAAGCTTGGTTCAGGCAACTCTAATGTGAACTACACAGGACACACAGCTAAGACTCTTGGGTCTTGTGTCTTGCAGCTGGAGAGTGCTGGTCACTCTATCGTTATGGCTCTTGGTGATGAGCCAGTATCCAAGTGGGCAAACGTAACCAAGGATGCGGAAGACATTACACCGTCTGACTACAGCCTGTCTGCTGGTTCATCCTTCGGGGATGCCAAACCAAAGATTCAAGAGCCTATCATTGGGTCTCTGGATTTCCCTGTAGTGCTCAAGGACGACTTGGCTAACGGCAATCACTTCATCAACCATAATGACATTTCAGGCAAGAAGATTGGCGCTGCTGTCATTATGAAAGATGGGGAGAAGTATGCCCTGTGTATCGCTGGCGGCTACATGCCAACCGATAAATGGTATCCGTCTTATGGTGCTGCTATCACTCCGTCTGCTGAGACTGCTGTAGCTGGGCCATTCGACAAGAAGCCTAAGCTGGTTAATGGGACTGTGGCTGCTATCCCATTCCCTACCATCAAGATTGCTGACTTGCAGAAAGCAGCTCATCCTGTTAACGCAGGTGATGGGGTTAACTTCAACGGCAAGCAGCCAAGAGCAATGGTAGTGGTGCAGGCTGCTGACCTCAGCCTAAGCCTGATGATGTCTACTGGTTTTGCTCCTGCTGACAAGTGGGTAGTGCTACAAGGTGATGATGCTACAGGAGCAGTAACGCCAGCGTAAGGTCAGTTCTTATGTCCTCAGAGATTGAAAGAAAGACGGTGTTTCAGTGGATAGGTGTCTTGGCTGTTTCAATCTGCCTCCCATTGTTGGTGTACGCCAATCAAGAGGGACAGAAAGACCAGCAGCTAAGCCAGCTATTTGATGCTATCAAGGAGCTGAAACAATCTCAGGACGAGACAAGAAGGGCGTTGCAGAAAGACTTGGACGCCTTAAAACAAACAGTCAACAGCGAGGCCCAGAAGAACAGTGCTAATAGTGCTGTTCTCTCTCGTCTTGAATCCAAGATGGATATAACAGCCGGGACTGTAACCAAGCATGGTGAGCAGATTGCTGTGCTAAACGCTAAAGTATGGAGTAAAGAAAAATGAAAGCAGTATTCTTGGCATTACTCAAGAAGATTGGCACTCGTATCTTGCTTGCCCTCGCAGAGGAGACAGTAAAGGTGCTAAGTGAACGTGCAGATAATGCCATCAGTAAGGGTGACATTGAGCGCATTAAGAAAGTCCGTGAAGGGCTTTAAGGACTGACAATGGCTGACAACATCACAGACACTAAGCCTCGTGCCTGTGGTGGTGTCTTCCTGAGGCGCACTGATGAGAATGTGTTGTCTCGGAGTACACCACAAGTCACAAGGTCGGGAGACAGACACGCTCGTTTCCCTCTGTTTAACCTACAAGAGAACCAAACGCAAGACAGTGACCCACGATGGGGCAAAGAATGCGAGGAGGAAACATGATTCGCTCAGGTTCAAACTACGAGCCTCAACAGTTAGTTGAAGGAACACCGATTGCCCTTGGTATTAGTGGCAATCGGTCTTATCTCTGTATCATACCTACTGCCGATACCACTATCACCTTTTCTAATGGTGTTGGCTTTACTCTCAGCCCCGGCACAATATGGGAGCCTTGTCCTGCCCCTATCAACGAGCTTAGCATTGAGGGTGCAGGAGTGGTCATTACCGGGTGACAATATAGCATGGATGCCATGTGCCTATGGTCTCTGTTCTCAGAACGTTTGTAGTCTACTATAATAGACCGTGTGCCCTCCTCGTGAGGGCTTTTCTATAGGAGATAAAGAGTTGGAAACAATCACTATCAAGGGTAAGTCCCATATCATACACAGCCTGCATGATGATGCTGTTGTCTTTCAGACAGGAGAAGGGGAGCTTTACACAGAGCACTTCTCAGTTACTGAGCTGCGCTGTAAGTGCGTTAAGTGCATGAAGCAAAAGCCTCACAAGATGAAGCCTGAGGCTCTGGCTAAGATGGAAGGAATCAGGTTCAGGATGAATAGAGCATTTAGCCCTACTTCTGCCTATCGTTGTGCGGAGCATCCAGAAGAAGCAAAGAAGGTTAAGAAGGGTAAAGAACCCGGTCAGCACAATAAAGGTGTCGCTATGGATATTCCTGTCTATGGAGGAGCACAGAGATACCAAGTTGTGCAAGAAGCCATTAAGGCAGGAGCAAGAGGCATAGGTGTAGCCAACTCTTTTGTCCATATAGACTGGAGAGAAGGTGAACCAATGAGCTGGAAGTATTAAAGCTCTGCGCCCTATAGGAAAAGAAAGCTGTCAATGAGGAGTGTAGTCACCAAAACTTGCTCTATTCTTTAATCCTCCTAAACTTCAATTCTGTTGATTTGGGTCGTTGACAGCAAAACTCCTTTCTAGTTCCTTCTATTGAGGTGGCTATGCTTCTCTCCTTATTCTTTACCCTGTGTTAGGGCTTAAGTGTAGTCACCTCTCTCCTTTATCGTACCTTCTGCGTAGGCTGTAGTTCTGCTGAAGGCACAGGCATAGCTCTGCCTATAGATAAGCCTCTCCGTATGCTTCACGTAAACGTTTCCAGAAAAATTATTTAGAGTTGTGTGGGAGGTTCCGCGCTCAGCCCGTAGCTCAATGCCCCCTAAGGGCCCTCTGTAAACTTCAATCAAGGCCTCTGAGAACTTCCGCTCAGGCTCTCTGTGTGCTTTAATCGGCTTTAAGCATAGAAAGAGCTCAGGCAAATGGGGGCATCTGTCTTTTTGCCCTTACGGATACAAATCAATAACTTAGGATAAGCCTACCTGTATCCTTTAAGTATAGGCAGAGCTATGCCCTGAGCTTAAGGCTCTGTGTGCTTTAATCATTAGTCTGTATATGCTTCAAGTATAGGCTGGGTTAACGGCTAGGTAGGGCATAGATAGGGCAGAGATAGAGGGCTTATCTAGAGGGCTACAAACAGCAACTCTAGACACCTAAACTAAGTGATTAGAGCCTCTTTGCGGTCTACTATAATAGACTCGATTAAAGACTACAGAGAAAAAAGGTATTGACATAGATTTTAAAACGCCCTATTATCTGGGTCTCAAGGCAAGCAACTTGCCCAAGCAAAGCAAACAAAGGAAACCTATCATGGCTAAACTATCTAAGAAGCTTCAAACAATCATACACAATATCGTTAATGAGAGTATCCCTGCTCTGGCAAGTAATCTGGTCAGGATACAGGCGGGTGATGAGAGTCTGCCAGAGTGGATATCAAGCTGTAAGGAAGACTACTATAAGGGGATGCTACAGGCTGAATATAGGACAGTTGAGACCATACTAATGGCACACAACTGTTACTCTGGCTTTAAGTTCTCTTGTGTGAAGTGCAAAGGGCATAAAGTAGAATACCAAGCTTACTACCTAAACCTGGCTTGTGAGGGCAGGTAAGGTTTGCTCAGGCTTTACAAAGGGCATTTACTAGTGCCCTTGATAAAGTTTAAGCAAAGCAAAGGGGAAAAACACCATGAAGAAACAACTAATAGGCAAAGGAGCCTTTACTAAGGCTTATCTAGGTACGGATGGGAATGTGTATCTCAACTCTAGCTGTCCGATAAAAGAATGCATGGCCCAGGGTTGGTTTCCTAGCGCTAGGGTATTTCCTAAGATAGAGAAGCTGGAACATCAAGAATACAAGATGAAATACTACCCAAGAGTTAGCAGCCTCAAGTCAGAGCTTGACCCTAAAGAATGGGAGAAATACAAGAATCTGAGACAAATCTCTGATGGGTCCTTTATGAGAAAGCCATTAAACTCTGCTTGTTTGATTGAATTCTGGTACAAAGAATTTGACAAGGTACAAAATAAGACACTAAGACAGCACTTGAGAGATGCGATAGAGGCTTGTGGCAATGTTAGCCGTGCTCCAGATTTTGAGATAAGCCCTAGAAACGTAGCTGTGAGCAATGGCAAGCTGATTTTGCTTGATGTTTTCTTCTGTAGGGATGAATTAGAGAAAACTAGAAAGCCACGGCGCTGGGCTTAAAGGGTCTCTGTATACTTCAATTTAAAGGATACAGATTAAAACGCCGTACAGAGAAGCAGGACTAAAGGCTATACTAAAGGCTATACTAAAGGCTATACTAAAGGCTTATATAAGGCTTATAGAGGGCTTAGCTCTGTTTCACTACGTTCAACAAGAGTCAATAACAAAAGGCTTTAGACACCTAAACTAAAGCTAGGCTCAGATACTTGATTGATTGTTTGTTTATGTGTGCTTGTGTATGTGCGTATATTTAAAAACGCCGTACAGGGAAGAAAAGCGGATAGGTTGGTTTTTCTTCTTCATGGTTCACTTGCTCTTAGTCAATCGGTTTTGTTGACAGCCTCCGGGAAGTTGGTTTATCTTGGAGGCTCCTTACCCGCTCAGTCTACTATAATAGACCAGAGCCAAGACAAGCAAAGCAAAGGAGCCAGTGCAATGGCAACCACTCGCAAGACCATAATCCGCTACACGCTAACCCACCGCAAAACAGCAGGCAGCTGGCAGCTATACCTCTGTGAGGAAACAGAGCAATTGTTACAAACTAAGCTCTGGCTTGGTGAAACTCAGATACTCCACTTTGACGGGTACGAGGCATTGCTAAAGCATAATGAGATACAGGAAGCCAAAACAATGGATGGGAGAGAGCTGAAATTCTCTCGCTGGCTTGAGGGCGCAGGCTGGTATCCCGGCAAGTAGTAGCTGAGAGCTATCTCAATGAGGTGGCTCGACTGCTGCGACTTGCGGCACTATCACTAACTAACACAGGGCTAATAAGCATGGCTAAGAAAATCAAAGAGACAAACACCGAAACCAAAACCAAGGGCAAAGGCAAAGCCAAGGCTAAGCCTGAGGCTCAGGAAGAAGTCAAAGAGGAGCAGAAAGCTCCGGCTAAGGGCAAGGGCAAGGCTGACAAGCCAGCAGAGAAGCCAGCAGAGAAGCCAGCCAAAGACGCAGCCAAGGAAAAAGAAGCCAAGGCAGAAGACAAGCCAGCCAAGGAGCCAGCTAAAGAGCCAGCCAAGGAAGAAAGCGCGGCAGGCTTTGAGGTGGCTCAGCCTAAGGCTATGAGCTTGACTGCAATCAGCAAGGCCATTGCCAAGCAAATCGAGATTGGCTCAAAAACCACTCTCAAGATGGGTGAGTTGCTCTTTGCAGCGCGTGAACAGCACTTCACCAAGGCACCAAAGAAAGAAGGCGGCAAGCCTAAGGTAGACGGTAAGGGTTTTCTGGCTTGGGCAGATGAGCAATTCTCTATCAAGAAGGCTTACTGCTATAACCTGATTAAGGTTTACACAGTGTTTCATACAATGCCGGACTTCCATGACGTGCCTTACATGGTGCTTATTAATCTGGCTACCGATGAGGCCATGCTGAACGCCGCTACCGATGCTTTGGCAGCTGGTGAGATAGTAGACACTGTCTGGCTCAAGGCATACGCCGAAGAAAAGGCAGCAGCAGAAAAGGAAGCCAAGCGCCAAGAACGCATTGATGCAGGTGAAGACCCAGATGCCGAGGAAGAAGAAGACGACACAGGCAGCAATAAAGCTGGTGCCGACTCTGGCTCATCCTCCAGTGACATGGATGATAAATATCTTTTGGAGTTGGAAGCCAAAATAGAGGAGTTGGAGAAGGCCGCAGCAGCAGCCCCCGCAATAGACAAGCTGGTCAAGCGTCTTAAGAAGCTTCCTGCCTATCTGGTGCTTCAAGTTCCTGCCGATGCAGACAAGCGCACAGTGAACGCCGCAGCGCGCGACCTGAAAGCCATCTATGGTGCCAGTGAAGAAGTCATGGCGATTGTGGAAGCTGCCAAGGCTGAAATGACCAAGTGAGCATAACCTCAGGGCCGTAACTCTACGGCTCTGCATTATGTTTATTTAAGCAAAGCAAAGGAGCAGTAAGATGAGAGTAACAGAAAAGACACTGAGAGCTAATATTGCCTCTATCAATGAGATTCTAAAAGGTCGCCGCACTGGTAATCGTATTGAGCTGAATTGCAGTTATGGTTGTTACCAGATACATCACTACACGGTGAGAGGAAAAGAGGAGACCTTGCAAGGCTCTCTTGAATCTGGCTCAGCCAAAGAGATTCACTATTGGTTGATGGGCCTCAGGGCTGGCCTACAGCTTGGAAAGCGCCACAAGAGATACTAAGGCCCTAAGGGCGGCTTAGGGCGGCTTAGAATGCCGCTCTGGGCCCCTGAGAGGGTATGCCAAATGGTCTATTATAGTAGACTATCTGAGATACTCCCTAAACAAAGCAAGGTGATACTATGGCAAAGCAAAGCGTTAAAGATAAAATTCTCTCTATCGTGGGCAAAGACTTACCCGGCATTGAGCCAAAATACTACTACGGCAAGAGCCCTCTATCAGATGCAGGCATGGGTTTTGAGTGTGAGACATTGGCACAGGTGGCTTTGTTGCTCGAAGCCTTCCCGCCTGTCCCTTGTATAACTTGGGTGGATGGGTGTTTCTACAACCGGATAGACACCACAGACAACAGGGAAGCCGCAAAGGATAAGCCTGTCACTGAGAATTGCGGCTTAGTTGTTGCGGCTGATAGGTTCAACCAAGTTTTTAAATGGTACACAATGGCAGGAGGGCTGCTCCTCTCTATCAAGGTAGAGCCTCCTTTCCGTGGTGTATGGTCAAACATACCAAGCTACACAGCATATAGCCGTGTTTACTTTGGCCGGGAAAAGTGGGAAGGCCATTTATATGGCTCCCTGCCTAAAGAGCATTTCGTGCAATGGAAAACCTTTGTATCTGGAGAGCCTGGCTTGTGCAACCATATGTGGTATATAGCTGACACTGACAAGTTTGTCTCTTATCTGCGGGGTGAAACTAAATGAGTAACAAGGCCCAGAGCATTTGTTGGTTGGTTTGTTGTCTTTTGATTATGGTGGTTTGGTGATATGAGTTATCTTACTGTAGATAATATTAGGGCGCATTCCCGTAGGCGCGGCACTAGACTCAGCGCAAGAGTTGAGTTTGCTTGTTTAGCCCAGAAGGGAGATAACTTCCTATACTCTGTTCAGTTCCCCGGATTGCGCTACTTCCTTAGCGGCAAGACTGACTTGAGGAACACAGGCATGAGCATTGAGGCAATGTGCGCCTTGATTAAGTACAATGACCTGAGCCGTGCCCGGTGCAATGAAGGGAGGTTGTTAACCCTGTCTAGACAGAGAGCCAGCAAAATGACCTTCTGCGAGACACCAGAGGAGTTAATCAGTAAGTGGAAGCCTTAAGGCTACAGCTAAAGGGCATCCGATAGGGTGCCTTTTGTCGTTAGTCTTAGAAACAAGAGTCTACTATAATAGACTAGGAGACCAGCAAGTGAGACCAAATAGCCCTTTATACCTAAAACAGCTTGAGCTTGAGAAGCAGATGCACGATGGCGGTATTGACCGTTGGCACAAGCGGAACCAAGACACCATTAACCAAGGCGAAGGCGCTAACACTGATTGGAACAGAAAGCTAGTAAAGCATTTCATCAAGCCAGTGGCCGAGGCAATCAATTCTTTCCAAGAACACTATGAGGGCAAGAGAGGCAAGCCCTCAATGATTCTGCAATACATGGGAACCTTGCCAGCCAGTGAAGCTGCGTTCATCACTATCCGGCAGATGCTTAATGCCATTGCAATCAGGGACAGCACCAGCTTGCAGTATCTGTCTGCCGACATAGCCGGGAAAATCGAAGACCAAGTAAGGTTCTCCAAACTCAAAAACACTGACCCTAAAACCAAGAGGTATCTTGCCAAGATAGAGGAGTCTCTCAAGAAGTCAGCTACCCGTAGCTATCAGCATAAGCGCAATGTGTGGGCAGCTGCCGAGCGCAAACTATCCGACAAATGGCAAGCATGGCCCCACGACGACAAGATAAAGTTTGGTATCATGCTCATCAAATTGGCCTGTTCTGTTATCGTTATGGAAGATGACCAGAGCGGAGAGCTTGAGGAGCTATTCTTTATTGGTGAGGTGGACATTAGCCGGGGCAAGTTGCGGCGCTCCTCCAAGGTGCTTGGCGTAACTGCCAAATATGCATCTTGGGTCGCTGAATTTATGAATAACACAGAAGCCTTCCACCCTGAGATGGCCCCTTGTGTAATCCCTCCAAGAGATTGGCGTACTCCCTTTATCGGTGGCTTTCATACTGCCAAGGTGGCGGCTCGTAACCCTCTTGTTAAGTCATTCGACAGAGAGCACGTAAAGACCCTGACACAAGCCCAGATGCCTTTGACATACAAGGCCGTTAACCTCTTGCAGCGCACAGAATGGCAGGTTAACACAGAGGTGCTAGACGTCTTGCAAGAGATATGCGAGAAGCGGCTGCCTCTTGGTGTTCCTGATTATGATGCGGCGCATGAGCCTATCAATCCCCTATTGGCCCTTGGTGAGGAAGTCCAAGAGCTGACCGGGGAGCAGTTGAGGCAGAGCCTTAAGCCTGAGCAGTTCGATGCATTCATCACATGGAAGCGGGATAAGCGCCACTGGCACGATTCAGAGCGTAGCCGGGTAAGCTCTGTTATAGACTTGGGCAGAACAAGAAACATTGCAGAACGATACTCTGAGTTTGATAAGTTCTACTTTGTTTATTCTCTGGATTTTCGCCAGCGGTTCTATCCAAGGGCAGCAGGACTCAGCCCACAAGGTAATGACATACAAAAAGGATTGCTCCGTTTCGCTAACAGGAGGCCGCTTGGCACCTTTGGTCACTTCTGGCTCATTAATCATGGCGCTGGTCTCTGGGGCTGGGACAAGCTCACTTTCACAGAGAGAATGAGCAATGCACAGGAGCCAGAGTTCAAAGAAATGGTTAAGCGTATTGCCTCCGACCCTGTAGAGTGTCACGACTGGGTTAAGGCAGATAAAGGTGAGAAGGCTTGGCAATTCCTAGCTTGGTGTTTCGAGTATGCCGATTACATGAAACACATAGAGAGCGGCGAACCATCAGACACCTTTGAGACCTTTATCAGCTGTAACCAAGACGGCTCTTGTTCTGGCATCCAGCATTACAGCGCATTGCTTAGAGACCCTGTTGGGGCTAGGTCGGTTAACCTCTGTAACAGGGACAAGCCTCAGGATATTTATGGGGATGTGATGGACGTTGTTACTGGCAAGCTGAGAGAGGATGCCAGCAATTTTGCCATTGAGGAGCCAGACCCTACAGGGAAGAAGAAGACAGCACAGGAGAAGCGAGCCTTTGCGGAAGCTTGGCTGGCTATGCCACTGAGCCGAGGCCTCACTAAAAAGCCTGTAATGACTCTCCCCTATGGCTCAAGCCAGTTGACTTGCCGGGACTCTGTAGGCGCTTACATTGATGAGCTACAGAAGCAAGAGAACAAGGCAGCAAAGGCAGAGGAAAGGGAGCCTGTTCTAGTCCATACCTTCGGCGATAGACGCTGGGAGGCAGAGGGTTATATGTCTTCCCTTATCTGGGAATCAATAGGGGAAGTCGTGGTGGCTGCTCGTGCTGGCATGAAAGCTATAAGGGCGGTGGCTCGCGCTGTTGCTTTGCGTAACAGTCCTTTGTACTTCACAGCCCCAACCGGGTTTGTGATGAAACTGCAAGCATTCAAGACCAGAGACAGACGGGTTAACACTGTGTTGCTTGGGCGTATTGACTTCCGTGTCTTCGAGGAGACCGATGAACTATGCCCTGAAAAAATGAAGTCCGGCAGTGCTCCTGACTTCATTCACACAATGGACAGCTCTCACCTTGTCTTTACTGTGTGCGACTTAGGGGACGCCGGGGTAACTGATTTCTGGATGATTCACGATGACTTCGGGACTCACGCCTGCCAGACAGGAGAGCTACACAAAGCATTGCGTTATCAGTTCGCCCAAATGTATCAGGAGAACTGGCTTGAGAATTTCTTGCATGAGAATGAGCAACGCCTTGAGACTGACCTAGGAATCAAGCTACCCAAGATGGGAGACTTCGACCTCAAGGAGGTATATGAGAGTAAATATATCTTCTCCTAGTCTACTATAATAGACTGCCCCTCTCGCTTCGGCCGGAGGGGCTTTTTGTATTCTAGGCTAATTAAAACGCCATACAGGGGAGAATCGCTCCCGGTTAACGAGGCAAATCAAATGACAGCTTACATTGAACTAACAGACACGCAAGCAGACAAGTTAAAGCAAATGGGCTTGGAGCGATACATTGCTTGCTCAGAACAGGATACACCAGTTGGCCCTGAGGGCGTTATCTGCTCTCTGCGTGTTGGTGCCATGAAGGTAGACCATGACTCAGGTGTAGCCTATGACAATCTGGTGTCTCAGGTAAAAGGCGGTGAGGTTCGTTTGTTTAATTCCCTCTATCTTGTCAGAGAGGTTAAAGGGCACAGAGAGGCGTCTGGCCCTGTCGGTGTCACTGGCTATGACCTTATGACAAGAAATGAGGCAATCCACAATCTGAAAAAGACTCTCGACTGTAAGCACGAGCTGCGCCGGGAGTTGAATGCTGTGAAGGAACGGAGCAAGAAGCACTTGGAGCTTGCCTCTAAGATGCGCCGGGAGCGTAACTCAATGAGGGTAATCTCTGGCATCATCACAGTGGCCTTCGCTATCACGTTGTTTGTGTCAGCGTTCCAATAATAACGCCATACAGAGGAGTTAAGGCAATGAACTTTTACAAAGCAGACAACACAGTGCTCTCTATCTGTAGAAACAGGAGCGCAAGCGACAAAGCTATGAGGGTTTACAAGTATGACCACAACACAGGAGAGTATAAAGAAGTTTCGCAAGAAATACCTCAAGCGGGGCAAGAAGCTGGCAGCTCAGCTGGCAGAGAGCGGCATAAGTAAGGATGATATTATTTGCGCCGGAGACTGGCTCCTTGAGCAAATGACATTGGAGGAGCTGAAAGGTGAGCAAAACAGCGCCGTGGCTGGACGCAGTAAAGGCAAGAGTTCAGCCAATGCGGGTAAACACAAGCAAGCAAAGCAACGGTGAAGACCGTCAGCCTTTACGGGCGGTTGAGCGCCAAACTGAAAAGGGAAAACAGCCATGAAGTACAAGACAGAGCTAAAGAAGTTACAAGCTGAGTTAGTACAGATGCAGAGGCACGTTAAGGATAATAAGCTCAAGGTGCTGATTATCTTTGAGGGCCGGGATGCAGCAGGCAAAGGCGGTGTTATTAGTCGTATCACTGAGAAGCTAAACCCTAACTGGGTGAGAGTAGTCTCCAAGAGTAAGCCTACAGAGGATGAGCTTAAGCAGTGGTATTTTGAGCGGTGGATTCCTGACTTGCCCAAGGAGGGCGAGATAGTCCTGTTCGACAGGAGTTGGTACAACAGGGCCGGGGTAGAGTCTGTAATGGGTTTTGCCACTGAGGAGCAAGTAACCGAGTTCCTCGAATTTACCCCAGAGTTTGAGAGGTCTCTGGTCAAGCAAGGAATCATCCTTATCAAGTATTGGCTCAGTATCACTCAGCGAACGCAGGAGCAACGATTTCACGAAAGGCTTAACGACCCTACTAAGCACTGGAAACTCTCCCCTATGGACTTGGAGAGCCGCTATCGCTGGCATGAGTACACGGCAGCAAAGGAAAGGATGTTTGAGACAACGCACACTGAGGATTGCCCTTGGTATGTGATTGACACCAACAACAAGAAGCGGGGCCGCTTAGATTGTATCAAGCATATCCTTAGCATCGTCCCATATAACCGCAAAGATTATGAGCCAAGGCGGCTACCTCCTATTGAGGTTGCAGAGCGACAGCAATCTTTTGAAGATTTGCGGATTAACTGATAGGAGTAACAAAGCAATGACAGAACAGAAGCAACAAGCGCAGACAATCGTAGTTAATCGGATGATACCCGGTGAGGAGAAGCCGGAGGAGAACGTGATTCCTGTATCAGCTATCCTCCGGGCCAACCGTGACGCTACAGATTCCTTTACCTATCTTCGGGTAGTGTTCCTAGGTCGCCGCTACAACTGGCATGTGACAGAAACGCCAAGCGAGATTAACGCAATGGCTAACAAGGTGTTTGATTCAGCAGAAGGGTAAGCAATGGGCATCGTCAGAAATATGGCCTGCCCTGCCTGCCGGGAAATGGGACATGATAAAACATCCGACCATCTTATTGTGTTCTCCGATGGAGGCCAGCTATGCACCAGAGCGCATTTCCACAAGGATGGGCAACGCTACTATAAGAAGAAAGGAGAGAAAAACCCTGTCTTCGAGCACGGCATAGATGGCACTATCAAATACTCCGTGGAGGAGTTCGAGGAGTTGGAGAAGTCCGGCAAGTTGAAAGACCCATCAGTCAGGGCACTGGCCCTCAGTGGTATGAGGGAGCGGGACAGATATGAGGTCATGGATGATGATGAGCAACGAGCTTTAGAGAAGCAGTGGGACAGGGAGGTCGAGCACTTCAATACCCTCAAGATTAAATGTCTTGTGAGTCGTGCTATCACTGGACCTACCGCTAAGCTCTATAATGTCAGGGTTGGCCTCAACAACAAAGGGAAGGTGGTTCGCCATTATTACCCTGTCTATGATGAGGATATGAACCTAACAGGTGCTATCTGCCGCAACCTTCCAAAGGACTTCCGCACCGGGAAGCTGGGTAAGACTTGGGGAGCAAAGAACAAGCTCTTTGGTCAGAACACCATGAAGGCAGTGAGCAAGTCAGGTGCAAGGAAAGACGTCCTCACTATCACAGGTGGACAGTGTGACGCTATGGCTGCTCAGGATATGCTGTGTGAGTCAAGGAAGAACACTCAGTATGAGGGTATGCTGTTCCATGTTTGGTCAGTCCAGAAAGGTGAGGCAGGGTTAGAGGAGATACTCGCCAACCTCAAGGACATTAAGAAGTTTAAGCAGGTTAAGCTGTGCTTCGATGATGATGAGGTAGGTAGGCTACTCACTCAGAAAGTGGCTCAGTTACTTGGCCCAAGGGCCTTGCAAATTCAGATGCCTGACGGGATGAAAGACCCTAACCAATGCTTGGTTGAAGACAGAGCGGAGGAGTTTGTAGATGCTTGGTGGAAGGCGGCAGAGGTTGAGCGCAGTTCCATTAAGACGGCAGACGATGCCGACCTGTGGGAGAAAGCAATCACTCCTGTGACTATGGGTATCTCTTGGCCTTGGCCGGGTGTCACTGAGCAGACTTTCGGTATACGTCCTAACAATATGTATACGATAGGTGGTGGCTCTGGTGTAGGTAAGACTGAGGTAGCCAAGGAAGTTATCCAGCATATCGTAGACCATCACCACGAAAAGGTTGGTGTCATCTTCATGGAGGAACCTCCAGAGTTTACCCTCAAGGTGCTGGCTGGTAAGTGGGTAAACAAGAAGCTGCACCTCCCGCCTAACAACCACCCCAAGGGACATGCCAAATGGGACGAGGGCAGGGACTATACCTATGAGCAGATGATACAGGCGCTCAAAACTCTCCGGGCTAAGAAGCTGGTATATATCGCAGACTGTAAGGGCGATACCAGAATCAGCACAATCATAGCCCGGATGGAAGAACTTAAGAGCTATGGTTGTAAATATATCTTCATTGATAACCTGACCACTATCAGCCACGAAGGCAAAGAAGGTAGCGTGAAGGCCATTGATGAATCAATGAAGCAATTTGGCACTTACATGCAGACAGAGCCTGTCTCTATCTTCCTTCTCTCCCACCTATCTAAGCCGGATGAAAGCCGCAAGCCGTTTGAGGACGGAGGACAGGTCAGACAGTCTGACTTCCGTGGCTCTCAGTCTATCGCCTTCTGGTCAACCTTTATGATTGGTGTAGAGAGGAACACCAACGGAGACAGGGAGGAAAAGCTCATAACCTATCTGCGCTGTGTCAAGGACAGACTGACAGGCCAGAACACTGGTGAGGTAGTAACCATTAAGGGCAATCCTAAGACGGGTCGCCTCTTAGAGCCTTCTGCTTACTCTGCCCCAAGTCCTAAGGACAAGAAAGGTAAGAAGGGTAAGAAGAAGAAAGATAAAGCAAACAAAGCAAAGGAGTACTGAAATGAGCAATAAGCAAGAGTTGGTAGAGGTTAGGCATATAGGCTCAGACGGTTGGTTAACTATGGAGAATGTAATTGAATGGGTAAAGGTATTTGTGTTGGCGGCTTTGCTGGCCATGTCGGCTATGGTGGTTTTCTATCCAGAGGGCTTATTGCTTGTCTGGGTGTGGTGGCACTCTCTGGCTGTGAGGTAGTGGAGCGAGCGTTAGACCAAGCTATGACGCCTCAGGAGCCCCTCTCGCAAGAGAAACGGGCTGAGTACACCAAGGCTAAGGAGCAGTCTTTATATTGCCTTGGTGCCTCTGTCAGGCACCCTCAGGCGGTGTCTGATGAATACTGGGTTACTCAGTATCTGGCCTCCTATGGAGCACTTCACCAGTTGCCGGAGAGAATGTCCCTCTGGCCGCAAGGACACCTAAGCGAGTTCTATTATCAGATGGGGCTGGCTGAGGGCAAGTGGAACGGCGACAAGGGTTACTCCCAGTGCGTCACTGAGTCTATTATAGTAGACCAAAAGTAACAGCCTCTCAGTCTAGGCATCCTAGAATTTGGGTTAGAGATATGCGAGGCAAATTTACTAACCCTCTTTTCAAAAGTAGGTGAACCAAATGGAAGAATGGCTAAAGCGGCTTATTGAGGAACACAAGCAGCTAGTAGACCGTATGGTCAAGCTGTCTACTGCCCTCCACCGTGGCTTAGTGCCAAAGGCTCAGGTAGCGGTGCTGGAGAAGCGGGCTTATGCAATGATGGGCTATGAGCAGATACTGCGAGAGCGTTTGATAGAGGCAGATGCCTTGTCTGTCTCTGCTGGTGTAAACCCAGAGTTTCCTTGGTGCAATATTTGCTGTGGCCCTATTAATGGCAAAGGCCAATGCAACTGCACTTACAACGTTGAAGTAACATATCATCCTTATCTATGGAGAAACGAAGATGGAACAGAATCAACTATCTAAGCATGTAAAACTCACAGCGCCTGAGTTCGTCAACCGGGTTAAGGATATGCTGCTCAAGGCTCCTGACCATATGGACTTTAATCAGTTGTCTACTTTGGTCTGGCAGATGATGGAGCTTGTCGAGCAGTACGACAGGGAGCAGGAAGCCGAGCGGGTAGCAATAGACGGTGCTGTGTCTGAAATGGTTGCCAAGGACAAAGAGGTCAATGAGATTGGCCTTAAGTATGGTCTGACCCTCAACCAAGTGGCCGGGTTCAAAGAGCTGTGTGAGCAGCTTAATGAAAACTTCCGTGACTCTGGTGTAGTTGTGGTGCCCTTCTGGTTCCTGAATCAGTATCAGGAAATGCTGGCTAAGATAGATGCCCTGAACACCGAGACTCAGAACCTGATTTCCACTTTGTCGCAGGTACGCTCAAGAGGCGGTAGCACTATTCAGATGGAGGAGCGCACCTCTATCATCACAGGGCATACCATGCCTTATATCCCCGGAGAGACAGGGCCTCGTATTGGTGACGAGCACTTAGACCCTGCCTTTAACTACCACCAAGCTAAGCAGCGCCGTAATTAAAACGCCGTACAGGGAAAGATAACCGGAGGTTTCAATGAGTTATTTGAGCAGCATGGAGCTTATGGAGAAAGAAGATGAGCACATTGCAAGACTTACAGGGTACTTTGCTCTGTACAGAGAGTTGTGTTCCCGCGTAGGCAGCCGTCCACTAACTCTTGGGTGTAAGTGGACAAAGAGCAGACTATTGGAGGCTGTCAAGGCAGAAGCAACGATGGAGGAGGATAACTATCAGGCTCAGGTTAAGCTAGGCTTGGTTAGTCAGAGACCGTTCCCTCCTTATTGCACTGTGTGTATGCAGTTCCTAGAGGACGGCCACAAATGCAAGTGTGGTCTTCGTGGTGCCTACCCTCCAGAAAACAAAGGAAGTGAAGAAATGAACAAGCTACACGGTGAGCAAGAAGTAGAGTCAGCGGTAACAGTGGTGTCAGAGCGTGAGCTGGAGCCTACCTGCAAGGATGTTCCTGTTCGTCAGACTGGCTGGGTTATCATTGCCCTGAATTATGTTCACTCAACACCAGTGACCCCCAATGGTCTGGCTATGATATTCAGCAGCAAAGAGGAGGCGGTTGCCGCTATAGAAGGTCACTTGATTAAGACAGGAGACAAGCGGCCTCTTTACCCTGTCAAGCTGCATGAGGGTTACGCTAACCGTGATGTAACCAAGACAGTGGAGAAGGTCATTCACACTACCTTAACCGCACCGGGCATCATTAAAGTGTAGTCCACTATAGTAGACTGGAGAGACTCAATGGCTAAGAAAAAGAAGAAGGGGAAGATTAAGGAGTACCCTTACTACCCCTCTAAGTTCGGCAACTCTGCTGAGCGGCCTTCTGGAACTGGCCGGGTGTGTACTCTGGATACTGAGGCAAGAGGGCTAGTCCCTGTCTTGCGTCCTGAGCAAGTGCAAGACCAGCACGTTATTGTGCTTAAGGACAAAGAGACAGGACAGACCTTTGTTTTCTTCGACCCATATGAAAAGCGAGACCCTAAAGACAGGGTATGGCTGGATGAGTGGGAAGGAGAGCAAGACGGATTCTTGCTTGATGGTGTCAAGTTCATAAACGAGCTTGATGTTTTGATTGCTCAGAACTGGGTAGGCTATGACGGCCATGCACTCAGGAAGACTTGGCCCGGTAAGGTTACTATCACGCATAAGCAGAAACCTAAAGGCGGGAAGAAGCGAAAGAAACAATACCCAATGAGGGTAATGGATACCCTCGTAATGTCTCAGCTGCTTAACCCTGAGCGTAAGCCTCCTCGTGAAGCTTATGCAATGGGTAAGGGTAACATGGGTGCTCACTCTATCGAGGCACACGGCATACGTATTGGCCGCTATAAGCCAGAGAACGAGGACTGGACTCACCTCACTGACCACATGATTCACCGATGCTGGGAAGACGTAGCGATAGGAGAGGACTTCTTCGACTATCTGTGGTTGGAGTGGCAAGAGCAGGATGCGCCTCACCCTGTAACAGGGCTGACTATTGCAGATGCCTACCGGATGGAGCTTACCCTCTATTGGGAGATGGCAGCTCAAGAGTATCGTGGTTTCAGGATTGATGTTCCTTATGCTTGGAAGTTGGTCAAGACTCTGGACGAACACACTCAGCGAATCCTTGACGCTTGCCTTCCTCACATACCTCAGCGCATTAAGATGAAGCCACTTAAAGAAGCAGAGGTAGAGAAGGCAAGGGCAAGGTATGGGATTGACCCTAAGTACTCGATAACAGGGGAGCAGAAGCTCTCCTATGTGGTGAAGATGAGCGCGGCCGAGGCTGAGAAGGTCAATAAGAAGCTCAAGAAGAAATGGAAGAAGGAAGGGCATGACCCTAAGTTATTCCATCCTCGCACCAACAAAGTCAAGTACACCAAAGACGTTCTTACTCACTGTGGCTCTCGTGCTACTAACTGGGGCTGGGTGACTAAGAGCGGCAACTATAGCGCCACAACAACCAAGGACTACCCTGAGGCTGTGGGTTCGCCGGACGACCACAAGCACCCAGTTGTCAGAGGGCCTTATACTCCTATCGTGTGGGAGCAGGTCTCGCTTGGTAATCGTGATGTTGTCAGACAGACTCTCTATCAGTATGGCTGGCGTGGAGTTAATCTCACAGAGAATGAGGAGAAGTATGTAGATAAACACGGCGACATTGAGTACCCGTGGGCAGGCAAGCTCGACCAAGATTCTATGGACGCTTGGGCCAAGAGCAAACACAAGCCGCCTGAGTGGGCTACCATGTTACTGGAATACTATGTTGTGACCCACAGGAGAGGCCAGATTCTCAACAAGAAGGATATGGACTACTACCGGGAGCATGGGCAATGGCCTAAACAACAGAATGGCAAGCGTCAGTGTCGAGGTCTCATCCCTCGTGCCAGAGACACAGCAAGCGGACTTGAGTTCCAAGAGTTAATGGAACAGTACGGCTTGGATTTCTGGGACGAGCAGCAATGGGATGATGATGGCGATTATCGCGTTCCTGCTGCCGCCTTTGCCATTGGTACAAACACCTTTAGGATGAGACACAAGTATGTTGTCAACATTCCTTCTCGTGGATTGTACGGCAAAGAAATGCGTAGGTTGTTTATTGCTTCCGATGGGTGGGCTGTCCTTGGATGTGATGGTGCCGGGCTTGAGCTGCGTATGCTCTCGCACTTTATGAATGACCCTGACTATGAGGCTATCATTCTTCACGGTGACATACATACTCACAACCAAGAGAAAGCTGGCCTCCCTGTCAGGGACATGGCTAAGACGTTTATCTATGCGTTCCTCTATGGCTCAGGCATAGCTAACCTAGCTTTCGTTTGTGGTATCAGCAAGCGCAAGATGGAGGAGGTTGTACAGCGGTTCCTGAACGAGCTTCCACTACTGAAAGACCTTATCGCTGGTGTCCAAGAGACAGCCAGAGAGAGAGGCTACATGAAGGCGGTAGATGGTCGCTGGGGCAGAGTCAGAAAGTCTGGTGGCAAGGTCAAGGAGCACACAGCTCTCAACGTCCTGCTGCAAATGACTGGCTCTCTGTGTATGAAGTGGGGCTTATACCTAGCTCTGGATATGTTCGAGGAAGTGGGAGTAGAGGCTAGGATAGTTGCCTCAATCCATGACGAGTACCAGCTTGAGGTTAAGCTGCCAGAGGTTGAAAGTATCAGATACAAGATACCCACTGGCAAGGAAGCTTGGAAGGAGGAAGAAAAGAGAATCATGTACCATGAATCTGGCGGGTATTGGTCTGCTCCCTCTATTGTAAAAGAGGGCAAGAAGAAAGTTACTGTAGAGCGCAAGTTCCATAAAGCTGGCGACTTGCTTTGCAAAGCCTTTGAGAAGGCCGGGAAGTATCTTGGTATCAGGACACCTCTTGCCGGAGAATACAAAATAGGCCACTCATGGAAAGACACGCACTAGAGCAAGCATACCTCAGGGAGTTCTCATTGATTCCCAAAGGGTACAAGGTGGCACGAGCCTGTAAGTGCAAGGGTGAGTGCCTCAATCCTTATCATTTAATCATCAAACTAAAGGGCTATAAGATGGCGAAGAAAGACAAGAAGGCAGCTCCAGCCGAGGAGCAGAAGAAGAAGAAGGGCAAGAAGGCTCCTGAGCAAGCCCCTGAGCAGTCCAAAGCTGACAAGAAGGCAAAGGGCAAGGCTAAGGACAAAGCCGCTGAGAGCGCCGCTAAGGAGTCCTCAGATAAGGCAACGAACAAGAAGGCAGACAAGAGCTGGGATGAAACCGAAAGCTCAGGTGCTGACTTCTTCAAACTGCCACAGGGTACAACTCCTGTCCTGATTCGTTTCCGGTCTGTTATCTCAGTCGGACAGGTTCACTTTGTCTTTGACGGCAAGAAGGCAGAGAAGGCCACTTCTGGTATCGCCGTGGTGGCAGAGTGCTGGCCGTACAAGGTGGACAAGAATAAGGGCAAGATTAAGCTGACCTCCAAAGAGCCAGCGATTGTCTATCATGTGTTCAAGGCGCTTAAGGGCAACAAGAAAGCGCAATGGACTAAGATGATGAATGCCCTTGAGTGCAAGACTCCTGCTGACCTCATGGACAATACAGCTATGGGTGAGGTGTTCACCTCAGACAAGGGCTATATGTATCTACGTGGTGACATTAAGTCTCCCGGTCTTGCTGAGGCCAAGGCAATCCCTGCCGCCACCAAGAAGGGCCATGCTGTGCCTAACTTGGATTGCATGACCAAGGAAGCCATGCTTGAGCTGAATCCCATCACTCAGGTGAAGGACTATGTGCTTGAGGCTGTTAACTTCCCCGGCTCTGAGGCTGAGAAGGTAGTAGCCAAAATCCGTAAGGACAAGCCAGACTTTGCCAAGCTCTCTGAAAAGAGCAAGGGGGATAAGGAGAAGTCCAAGAAGGGCAAGGGAAAGAAGCGCGAGAAGCTTGACGAAAGCAAGGAGTACTAATCATGGCAATGGTTTCTCTATCGGCTTGTGTAGCTAACAAATCTATGTCAGCAGTAGAAATGACAGAGTATCAGTGTCATAAGCGGGTTCACGCCCTCCCGCTAAAGCTAGGCACCTATAACCGGGTGCGTGGTTGGACAATCCCAGATGATGAAGACCCAGAGCGTGACGGTTATCTGGTTGTTTATAACTGTGGCACTCCTAAAGAGTATGTTAGCTGGTCTCCTGCTGACGTCTTCGAGGACGGCTATACTCCTTTGGACTAATCTCACTGGCCTTCGGGCCAGTCTATTATAGTAGACTCATTATGGGAAAGAAAAAGCAGAAGCTCAAAGCAGCTCCAGAGTGGGACGTAGATAACGTATGCGAACCACAATGGGATGAAGGCGAGCAGATACAGCTTAAGGTTTGGCCGACAGAAGGAGAGAAAACAGCACTTATTGATGCTGACCTTATCCCATACATAGTTGGTTTCTGTCAGAGCGAGGAGGATTGGTACAAGGCTATTGTGTCTTCTAACCAACAGATGCTCATTGCTGAATCAGATGAATCATTCCGCTTTATGATGGAGCTGTCTTGCTGTAAGTCCGCTATCGACCACTGTAATGAAATGGTCAACACTTGGGTGAGAAGGGCAGAGTGCGACTCAGCTAAGCTCTACCTGACAGCTGGCCGTCAGCAGTACCGATACTCTACTGCATTCAGCAAGGAGTACAAGGGCAATCGTGGTAAGCCTAAGCCTCCTTTCTTCTCTCTTATCAAGTGGTATCTTGAAAAGATTCATGGAGCTGTTGTTGCTTATGACAACGAGGCAGACGACCTCATGGCTATAGAGCAGTTCCAGTGCAATGAGGAGCTGGTAGAGGAGGGAGCAGAGCAAGGCTCTATCATGGCTAAGCGGTTCTCTCGAACTGTCATTGTGTCCAAGGATAAAGACCTCAGGATGATTCCCGGTTGGCATTCTAACCCAGACGTTAATAAAGGGGAGCCATTCTGGGTAGATGAAGTGGGCTGGCTTGAGCCTGAGTGGCATCCTAAGACCAACAAAATGACAGCACTCAAAGGGGCAGGCATGAAGTTCTTCTATGCTCAGCTACTCATGGGTGATGCAGTTGATAACTATGGCGGTCTTCCTCGTGTAGGGATGAACCAAGCTTATGACTATCTGGAGCCTTTAAATAAGGTGAAGGAGATGGATAAGCTTGTGAAGAACCTATATAAGCGCAAGTATGGCAAGGACAAGTTCGACTTTAAGACTTGGGACGGCCAGATAATCGAGGTCAACTGGAAGGATATGTTTGTAGAGCAAGCCCGTCTTGCTTGGATGCAGAGGCATGAGGGAGATATATACATGCCTAAGCACAAGCTGCCTTACACTCCAGTTGAAGAAGACGACATTCCTTTCTAGGGAGATAAACAATGGCGAGAAGGAGTCCGAAACACCGGGTTATCACTCCTGCCGCAATCGTTAAACAGAAGCGAATCCCTCACTCTAAAATAGCAAAGGTGAGGGACAAGCTGGCGAAGAAGCAAGACTGGGTGTGCCCTATCTGTGGCCGTAACCTCAAGCGTCTGATTGTGACTCTTGACCACTGCCACAAGACTGGGTATATCCGGGGCGCTCTGTGTAACAACTGCAATGGCCTTGAAGGTAAACTAAACGGAATTATAACCAGACTGGATGTTGGCAAGATTGGTTTCGATGAGATTATCCAGAGGCTTGCAGCTTACAGAGACCCCAATAACCTCAAGAAGAAGTGGATACACCCACACGCTGAGACACTTCTTGAGCAGCGAGAGCGCCAGCGTAAACGGGCCAATGAGTTGGCAAGAAAACGGAGAGCTAAGAAATGATTAAGTGGCTACAGGCTAAGGCAAGAAAACTTCTTGGTGTTAGTGAGGTTCAAGGGCCTCCGGGTCCTATGGGCCTACCGGGATGATGGGCAAGGATGGTTTTGTTACTACAGAGGAGGGACGAGAGGTAAAGGCGACTTACCATAACGACCAACTAATCCTCTGGGTAGATGGTTCAGAGTATGCCTTCCTGCCCAACAGGGTAGAGTTAGCACAAAAGGCCGCACAATATGGGGACAAATCCTGACGGAGAGATAGTTATTCGCTATCTAAATCAAATCCGGCGGGAGGTCAAGGAGGCTGAGGCTTCCCGGCCTCCTGTCTCAAAGTATCTTAAACGAATTAGAAAAAGGGTAAAGCAAATGGCAATCACAGAAAATTTATTCACTGTACTGGGTCTTGATTTCAAGCATCGTTCAAAGTTCTTTCAGGAAGTACGTCACCGCGAGGAAGTGGTAGCGGAGAAGAACAGAACTGACTTCCCTTACATTGCTGACATTAAGTATGACGGCAACTTTGCAGCTGTTTTGGTGCAGAAGGGCGAGGCCAAGGGCATCTATTCCCGCACAGGGAACGCATTCACCAACACAGATATTATCTTGGGCAGCATGAAGAAGCTCAAGTTCAAGAGAGACGGCTTGTATATCTGTGAGCTGTATTGTCCTCGTGACCTTATGAGCCTTGAGAAGTTCCAAGCTCTGCATGGCCCAAGCCGTACTCGTGACCTCACGGCTCCGCAGGTTGAGTTCCTCAAGACAGAGAGCCGCTTGGCTTTCTTTGACTTCATCACCATAGAGGAGTTCATAGAGGGTAAAACTGACACTCCTTGCGAGGAGCGCCGTGGCACACTGGCTAAGGCCCTCAAGTGCAAGAAGACTGGCGGTCGTTCTCACCTTGTCGAGACATACATTGTCCAGAATGAGAAGGAGCTTAAGGCTGTCTTTAAGCAGGCTATCAAGCAGGGTGAGGAAGGTATCGTAATCAAAAGCCCAAAGCATCCCTATGTGTGCGGCCACAAGAACTATCACTTCATGAAGATAGTCAAGGGACTTGCATACGACCTTGAGTGTGTTGGCTTCGAGGAAGGCACAGGCAAGTTTGAGGGGATGGTAGGCAAGCTGCAATTCCGCTTCCGTGACGGCCACGTTATCAATGCAGGACCAGGCAAAGGCTACACCCATGAAGACCTTGCCAAGATGCTGGAAGATGCACAGGCCAAGCCCAAGAAGTCCAAGAAGGATAAGAAGGGCAAGAAGAAGGACAAGCAGTCTACTATAATAGACTCTGTGGTCGGCAAAATCTTCAAGGTCACTGCTCTGGAAGAAAGCTCAGGTGGCAAAGACTTGCGTCTGCCTAAGTTCCAAGAGATACGCCACGACAAAGAACAAGCAGACTTCTGAGGTGCAACATGGCTAGCATTCAGATAAGAGTCATGGATGATAAAGAGCCTACAGGAAAAGTCTACAGGACACAGACAGAGGTCATGGAGTTAGACCTCTTGGCCTCAGTGGTGAGAGAGAGCATTGCCTCTCTGATGGAAGAAACAGATATGCGAGAGAGTATCTCCTGTCACAGGGTTGAGCTTATGCTGTGTCTCTCTCCTTTAGATATGATGCACGGTGTCTACTATCCTCAGCTAAAAGCAGTATTGGTTAACTCAATCATTGGTGCCTTTGAGGATGTTAATTTCAAGGTGTCTGTTGTGCAGCACAAAAGCATGGCAGTCCCAGAGTACAGCATTGAGGTGCTTATGCGAGAAGTCGTATGAATGACAAACAAGTAATGGAGAAAGTGAAGCTGGTTGAAGACCTCATAGCTTCCTTCTCCACAGGGGTTCGCCCCAGTGATGAGCAGCTCCGCAGAGCAGAGCAGCTTGGTATAGACGTTCAAGAGCTGGAGGATGCCTATGAAGTGCCCCCAAATTTCTGAGGAACTGATAGAGTTCCTCAATGCCCGGTACTGCACGGAGTCTTTCAACCGTAGTGACACGCCAGACGTTATGCGCTGGAAGGCTGCTCAACGTGCCTTGGTAGAGGAGCTGAATGTAATCCACCAACAGCAGAAAGGCGGCGGTGTTGAGGTGAAGGGCTTCAAGATAAGGAGTGACGACTGATGTTAGAAACTCGTATAGCCACCTATCTGGATATACCACGGCTAGAGTTCCTAATGTCACTGCACTGGGAGGAGGCTATGAGGCACTCCTCCCCTCTGCAATATGACAGCAATACGTGCATCAAGAACCTCTATCGCTTCCTGATAGATGATGGGCATCTATTTATTGTTGTCGAGCAGGACGGAGTGATAGTCGGTTACTTCTGGCTCTACGTGGCAGCGCCTCATTTCACTGATGAGGTCTATGCCAATGAGCAATATATCTTTGTGCACCCTGCCTATCGTAAGAGTGGCCGTTGTTTTGTCGCCCTATTGAGGAGAGCAGCAGATGCCGCTCGCTCTATAGGCTGCAAGTTCCTACAGGTTGGGACCCTCGGAGGGGTAGAACGACAGGAGAGAGCCTATAGCAAACGCTTTAAGAAGATGGGTTCAATCTATCATATACCCTTAACGGAGGAATCAGAATGGCTACAGGAATCGCAGCAGTAGGCTCTTGGCTTGGTGGTCTTACAGCCGCACAGGTTACAGCAGGTGCAGCAGTGCTTGCAGCTGGTACGTCAGCGGCTATGGCAATGAACAAGCCGGGTACACCGGACGCAGGACAAACACTCATGCCGTCCAAAGACGTTGAGCGCAAGGAGGATGAGGAAGAAGTATCATTAGGCTCTGAGCGTGGCAATGAAAGGGCAGGTCGAAAGACTGGACGGGCTTCTCTTATGGCCCCTCGTGAGCAAGGGCCTACAACTCAAACACCGGGACAGGGCGTTAAGCTCTAAGGGGAGGCCATGAACAAAGGTAAACTGAGCCAGCGTTATGAGACACTAGCGGGAGACCGTAGCCCGTTCCTCTCTAACGCTGAGCTATTCTGTCGAATGACCTTACCCTATCTTATGGAGAGCGGAAAGGAAGACAACACGCATGGTTATCAGGGATTGGGAGCTGAGCTGGTTAACCATTTGGCTAACAAGATGGTGACTACTCTCTTTCCTATCGGTGAGGCTTTCTTTGTTCTGGACACTGACCCAGACGTAGAAAAGGCAATGACAGACAGTGGTATCGAGAAGACTAAGATAGCCAAGTATCTGACCTCTATCAGTCAGCTTGCTATCAGATACATCCCTAAGCTTAAGATGAGAGCCAAGCTGGTCAATTATTTTAAATACATGGTTGTTACCGGTAATGCCTGCTTGCAGTTCACTGACGATGGTGTGAAGGTCTTTGGCATTCAAAACTTTGTGGTGAAGCGCAGCCCTGAGGGTGAGCTGATAGAGGGTATCATCAAGGAAGGTATCACCAAGGACGCCTTGCCTAATGATATTCGGGTGCTGGTTGAGAAGCGTCAGCCGGGAGCAATGCAGATGGCCAAGAAGAAGGAGAAGGGCAAAGAGCAGGTGCATGACTTATACACCAGCTACTGTCTCCAGAGGGACGGCTCTTTCTTGGTGTCTCAGGCAGTCGATGAGATTCCGGTAAAAGACACCAACACGGTTGACGCTGACAGACTCCCTGTTGTCTTCGGTCGCTGGAACAGCAAGACAGGTGAGGATTATGGCCGTGGCTTGGTAGAGGACCACAGGGGCGACTTCAACGCCTATGAGTTCCTCTGCTACGCTCGTGCTCGTGGTTGTGCTGTGATGATGGATGTTAAGTATCTGGTTAGGCCCGGAGCACTGACAGACGTTAAGGCCCTCAATGAGGCTGAGATAGGTGAGTTCGTTCAGGGGCAAGAGAATGATATAACCGTACTCCAGCTGGAGAAGTACGCTGACAACCGTCTAATCAATGACGTAATCAACGAGTACAAAGAGCGCCTCTATCGTGCCTTCCAGAAGCTTGAGGGTGCTATCAGGGACTCTGAGCGTACTACCAAGTATGAAGTAATGCGTGTAGCCAATGAGTTGGAGGTTGGTCTTGGTGGTATCTACACCTCTCAGTCAGAGGAACTGCAACCTGTTATCGCAAGGCAGCTACTGGACAGGATAGACCCGGACCTACTTAATCCAGACATACAGCCCACTATCACCACAGGGCTAGAGGCACTGGGCAGAGCAAGACGCCTTGAAAAGCTCTTGCAGTATTCGGAAATGATGGCTATCCCTCAGGGTTGGCCTGAGACAGTTCAGCAGCGTATGGACTGGAACGCCTATGAGGCTTATATAGCTGACACTATCCAACTTGATACCGTCTTCCTCATCCCCGCCGAGAAGGTTAAGAGGGAGCAGGAAGGTCAAGCGGATATGGAAGTTAATCAGGAAATGGCACAGAGCATTGCCTCTGGTGCTGGTCAAGCAATCGGTAAGAGAATTGGAGAAGGTATTCAATGAACGTAGCAATGCGACTTTTAAATAACTGGGGTTATCAGGAAGAAGCCACAGGTGGTGAAGGTGGTCAGGGTGGCGGTGGTAACTCTGCTGCTTTCAGTCCCTCCACTGTAGTCACCCAAGGCTCTAATCTGTTTGACCAAGCCCGTCAGCAGCAGGAAGAAGATGAGGACCTGGGCACTGACCCTACCCTCAATGCAGGTGGGCAGCAGCAAGGCGGTCAGCAGCAGGAGCAAGGAGGCCAACAGCAACAGCAGCAGGAGGGCCAGAGCGGCTCTGAGGGCGGCGATAAAGATAAAGGGCAGCAGATGCCCACCAAGGAAGATAAAACCTCTCAGGGAGCCGCTCAGGAAGCCTCAGGCACCTATACCTATAAGGGCATTCAGGTAGAGATTGAGAACAAGCCAGAAATGGTTGAGGCTTTCAAGGAGAAGGGCCTCGACATTGACCAAGTTAACAAGGAGCTGTTCAGTGAAGATGGCCTGACTGCTGAGACTCGCGAGAAGCTCAATGGCGCCTTTGGTAAAATGGCTGTCGATATGTACCTGCAAGGCTGGCAGTCTCAGCATGACGCTATGGTCAGCAAGCATGAGCTGGATACCAAGGCGCAGGCAGCTGAGATGTCAGCTCTCGCCAACGAGGCGGCAGGCGGCAAGTGGGATGACACACTTGCTTGGGCACAGAAGACCCTTGATGATAAGGAGTACAAGGAGTATGCCGAGATTATCAACGGTGGTGGAAAAGCCATGCAGCTTGCAGTCAAAGAGCTTGCTCAAAGGGCAGGCGTACTGGGTGGCAATGCAGGTGGCCTCACTCCTCCTGCTATGTCTCCTCGCTCTACTCCTCTGAAACCTGACGCCTCAAGCGCAGTTGCTGACGACTACGCTATCTCAGCTGAGGAGTACAACAAAGCTATCACCAGCCGTGATTATTACAAAGACCCACTAGACTGGGACAAGCGCCGAAGGGCAGGAATGGCAAAGGGCATATAACAGCCGCCCTATAGGGGAGGGAAGCGGTCTATTATAGTAGACTGCATCTCTCCTAAGAAAGATTAAAATTCACTGCTCAGGAGATATGCCATGTCTGGTACTCAGGCTAATTATTTAGTAAACCCCGCTGTGTCTGCTTCCGGTAAAGTAGACAACCTTTTGATTGAGCGTTTTACCGGGATTGTTCACGAGCAGATGCTGCGCCGTGAGGGTATCGTTTCAAACTTCCGGGTCCAAGACGTTGTTGGCACTAACCAAGTAACCAACAAGTCTATGGGCGATACAGTGTTACAGAAGCTGATTCCCGGCCAAGAGCCTGAGGCTCATCCAGTGCAGTTCGATAACCACTCTTTGGTTGTTGACACGGTGGTTCTCGCTCGTAACACCATTGCCATGATTCATGCCCTGCAATCTGATATTCAGGTTCAGCAGCGTCTGGCAACCAACCACGTTAAGAAGCTCATCCAGCTTCAAGACGAAACACTGCTAACTCAGGTCATGTATGGCGCTATCACTGACGAAGACAACGGTGGCACTGGTGGACGTGTGTCTGGTCACATGGGCGGTACTATCGTTAAGCTCGCTGCCAATGGTGATGAGCTAGACCCGGTTAAGTATCTGCGCGCTATCGAAACTCTGGTGCGCCGGATGAATGAAAAGGAAGTAGACAACGAGGAAATGATTTTCTCCTGTCCTTGGCAGCAATATTATGTCCTGATGGACAACGACAAGCTGACCTCAGGTGAGTATGTCCCCGGTGGTGCTGGCTCCAATGGCTCTCAAGTCACTGGTACTCTCATCAAGGCTTATAACCTGCCTATTATCCCAACCAACCGTATTCGTCAGGCGGCTACTGCTTCTGGTACTCACCATGAGCTGTCCCATGCACAGAACGGCTATCGTTACGATACTGCCGCTTCTATCAAGAACTGTGTCGGTGTCATGTACTCTATGGATGCCTTGATGGTTGGTCGTACTATGGGCGTTGAGTCTGATATTTACTTCAACAAGCGCCTAAAGACAAACTTTGTGGATACATGGTTTAGCTTCGGTGCCATCCCTGACCGCTACGAATACTGCGGAGCAATCTTCGGTCATGCCGATATGATTCCCCGCGTAATGAAAGCGTCAGTGAACACACACAACATCAACGGCCTGTCTGTTGACCTCAACCAAATGGCTGACGCATAATCAGCCCGGCCCTATCCTGTGACTTCATAGGGTAGGGCCTATTTTTGTTAGTCTACTATAATAGACCGGAGAGCAAACATGCTGACTGTTCTAAACATCGTTAATGCCTGTCTGACAGCGATAGGCAACACCACTGTTTCAGATTTGGATTACCCTGACGTAGACACTGAGACTGCACAGACCAAGTTTGAAGAAGCCTTGATGGATACTCTGGCTCGTGGGTGGTGGTTCAACATGGAGCCAAGCTGGAAGCAAAAGCCTAACTCCTATGACGGCAGGATAGAAGCGCCTAAGACCTTTCTGTCTTTCAGAACCACAGGATACAACATACACCCAGAGCAGTTAACTGTCAGGGGTGGATTCCTGTATGACCTTATCAACCACACGCAGGATATGCGACCACTAGTTGACCATGAAGGTTATGTCAAACTGGATATTGTCCAAAAACTTGAGCTTCCTGACTTGCCATACAATGCTCAGCGCCTTGTCAGAGAGACTGCTGTGCTTAAGATGCTCAGGTCTTATGACTACGCAGCAGACAAGCTACGTGCCCAAGAGTCAGAGACTCAGCTGGCTACTGTCATGCTAGAGCGTGACCATGTTCGCATCACCAAGGAGAATAGTGGCACCTCTCGTATGGTGGCTGAGTTTACCAATGCTGTTGGTGGGGCTAATAGCTTCCTTGGCTACCCTCCACGTAACCCACTTGGAGGAGGAGAGAGATGATTATCCAAGGCGATTATGGTAATCCCATTCATGGGGTCTCTAAGCAGCCTGACTCACGTATGTTCCGAGGACAGAGTAGAGAGCTGATAAACTGCCGTTGTGACCCGACTAAAGGATTATCCCGGCGCTCTCCTTGGGAGTATGTGGCAAGGTTGCAGACAACATCAGTGGAACCGATAGAGCAGGTTCGCTGGCGTGTCCATGAGCGTGGTGACGGTTCAGCAATCCTCTATGCCTTTGCTCAGGATACTCCCCGCCTGTGGGACCTAGAGGGCAATAGCCTTCCGTTCCAGTTCCAGAACCCATCGGCAGAGGGATACTACACTTTCGGGAGCAAGGCTATACAATCTCGTTTCGGTATCAGCTCTGTATTGGATACAACCTTCATCACTAACAGAGAGAAGGTGCCCTCTGGTTTTCAGAACCTAGACAAGGAGACTAAACCTCCTCACTTCCTATGGCTGGAGTTTAAGACTTTCAATCCCGGTGCTACTTGGGTGGTGGAGTTAGATGGTAAGCAGTACGGTTCCATGCTCTACAAGCATGATGATGTGGGAGAGATTCCGGGATTGCCAATACGGCCTATCTGGGATGGTTGGTATAAGCCAGATGAGGCTGACGCCATTAAGAGGCAGAACGAATCTTATCAAGGTGCATACAACGCTGAGACATTCGAGCTGCATTACGACTCTGACCCTGCCTTAGGTTACACGATACTCAGGTACAACAACTGGATTGGTATCAAGCGCAATAACCCAACCAATGAGGCCCAGATTCCTCTGAGGGTTGTTGAGGGTGACGACTCAATTGTTCTCCACGACAGCAGGGATATTAAGGCAATAGAAAAGCTTCCTCCTGTAGGACAAGAGAATCTGCTTGCAGTGGTCAAAGAGGGAACAGGAGCTGAATTATCTAAAGGATACTTCAAAGCTTCTTTGTCTACCGTAGAGACAACAGATTCTTTCGGTCCTGTGAGTTGGGGTGAGACTGTAGCCTATGGCTCTAGGGGTCATTTCACTGCATCCACTATGCCTCACATCATCCAATGGGATGAAGACCTGTCAAGCTGGGTAATGAAGCCTCAGGAGTGGAGAGACAGAGAGGTGGGAGACAAGGATTCTAACCCTTATCCTTCCTTCATACTCAACAAAACTCCTATTCAGTCAATCGGTCTTTTTCAGAACCGCGTCTTCTACGGTGCTGGTGAGTCGCTGATGTTCTCTGCCTCAGATGTATATAACGACCTCTGGGTAGAGTCAGCCTACTATCATACAGATGCTGACCCGTTTGAGTTGACGGTCGATTCAGACAAGGTGAATAACATCCAGTATGCCGGGACCTTCGACAAGGATTTGATATTCTTCTCACAGAATGGTCAGTTCATCATGCCCGGAGACCAGACGCACACTTACGAGAAAGCCTATGTGCAGACGGCCACCAACTACCAAGCAGACCTCACAGCTGACCCTGTACTTGCTGGTGACAACATCCTGTTTGCTTACTCTAACGGCTCTTACACAGGAATCCGTGAATACTACACAGACAACCTGAGTGGCTCTCAGAGGAGTACACCAACAACCAACCATGTAAATACCTATATGCTTGGGGATGTTCGGCACCTAGCAGGCTCCACCTCTATTGATGCACTATTTGTGATGCTCAAAGACAATGACTCTGATGTGTTCGTTAATGAGTGGATGAGGGAAGGGGCTGAGAAGGTTCAGAATGCTTGGCACAGATGGAATATTGCTGAGGGTTTACGTTACGAGTGGATAGGGTTTATCGGGGCTCTTGTCTATTCCGTGGTGAGAGAAGACGGTGCAGACGGAAGCTCGCCATCCTATCACTTGCTAAGAATGCGCTGGGATACTCCATCCTCTCTGTATGGCTTACCTTTCACTCCTTACATGGATTGTATGTACCCAACTAAACCAGTGAGAGAGGAGGATGGATACACTATCTATCGTGTACCCTTCGACAGGGACGATTGGGTGTTCATTGAGGACAAGGATTCAACCTCTCCCGGCTTTGAGATTAGGCTTGAGAGACTCAATGAGTTTGAGTGGCGCTGGTATGGTAGCAACACCTTACCTCTTATCGCTGGACTCAGGTTCAAGTCTTCTTGGTTCCCTGCAATGCCTCGTGTGACTGACCAAAGGGATGTGACACAAGAGGTACAGAGATTACAGCTGTCTCAGATGCTGTTCCACTTTGTTGAGGTAGGCAAGGTCAGTCTTGAGGTAACAAGCAGGAACGGGAGAAAGAGGGTCACTGACTTTACAAACAGGCGAGTGGACAGACCAACAAACAGGGTTGATTTTATCAATACTGACCCGGATTCGTGGAAGGTTCCGGTTAGGCAGAAAGTTGATGGACTCTCTATGGAGCTGAGCACTGACGACATAACTCCTTGCACTATTCGAGGGGCAGAGTGGACGGCTGACTATAGGCAAAGAGGCCGCAGAGTTTAGTCTATTATAATAGACAGGAGGAATATCGATGGGACTAGCGACTGCTGCTGGGTACGGGATGAGTGCTGCTCAATCCTTTGCCCAGTACAAACAGGCGTCTGTCCAGTATGATATGCAAGAGGCAGCAAGGAAGGAGAACAACCGCAGAGCGGCTCTTTCCTTAGCCTCTACTTATCGCTCACTGGAAGCAGACCAAGACCAGATAAGAGAGAATGCAATTGCTCTAAGGATTGACGCACAAAAGGCCGCAGCTATCGCAAGAGGTGGCATACAGGCTCAGGCAGGTGCTGAGGGTATCACAGGTGGTGCTGTCAGCATGTCAACTCGTAATGTTGATGTTGACTATGCAAGGGCAGTATCCAGAGCCACGATGAACAGAGAGCGAGAGCTTGACCAGCTTAGCACACAGATGAAGGACGCAGAGTATCAGTATAGCAGCAGACTGCAACTTATGCCCTCGCAGAAGCCTGACCCTTGGAGCTATATTGTGTCAGGTCTTGCTCAGGGCTTTAGTATGGCTCAAAGCTTTGAGGGGGCTTTCACTAAAGAGAAGCTTGCAGCCCCGGATAAGGGAGGTAAGAAGTAATGGCAAGAACACCACAAAGCCTAGTACCAGCTGAGAGGCTACAGCGCAGGAGTAGAGGAGCTGTTGGCTTCCATCCAGTGACAGCAGAGCAGGTGCCAGAGAGCAGGGCTACCCGCTTGCTGGGCACACTCACTAAGGTCCTACCGGCAGCTGCCAAGGAATATGAGGCAGCGCTGGACAAGAAGATAGAGAGTGACAAGCTCCTGCAAGAGAGCCGGGCAGCTCTAGGTCAAGAACCTACCAATGACGCCACTGTAGCAGGTGCTAAGGCACACGAGCTTGTTGACACCCGTAATGCTGCTGTTGTCTATGCCTATCAGCTGCAAGAGGATGCCAAGACCTTTGAGGGCACAGACGAGGAATGGGAACAGCATGTGCTTGATACCCAAAACACTCTCATGTCCACGATAGGGAATGACAAGGACGCTATCACTATTGCTGGCTCTGTCTTCCAGAAAGAGTTTGGCAAGGCTGCTCTTAATCGCTACAAGGCCAAGCAAGAGCAACACCAGACCAAGCTCTATCAGACAAACATTAACTCACTCCATCTTGCCACACAGGGAGACTTCACACCTCAGGAGATAAGGCACAACCTGAGCAAGGTGATTGATGAAATGCACTTACAGGGTGCTAGTGAGGCCACTATCCGCAAGTCTATTGTGGACGCAGCTATTACCCAGTCAGAGCTGAATGACCTAACCCTTATCGACTACACCAAGGAGATGGGGCTCTTTCAACAAGAGCCGGGCCTAGCAAGAGCAGAGCGTCAGGCACAAACTCGGATTACTGGTCAGGTCTCAGGAGAGATTGCAATAGCTAAGCAATCTGCCATTGACCGTATGGTAGCTGACGACAACATGACCTTTGAGCAATGGGCCATGTATGCAGGGACAATCAAAGAGCCTACAGGAAAGAGTGCTTTCTCTGAGTCTGAGATTCGCTCCGTCTGGGAGAGACAGCAGAAGGCTAAGGATGATGAGTTTGATGCCTCTCGTTATTTCGCTCAGTCAATGAAGCGCATGATAGACGAGCAGACTACTCCTGTTGGTTTCGAGTATCTAGACAAGAAACAGACAGCTGCTGTTATCGCTCTCTATGACCAGACTTTTGAGCAGATGGAGGCTAAAGAGATTGCTCAGCTCCAAGACCCTAACCAGCAGGCAGAGGTCAAGCAGAAGTATGCCTATAACAAGGCTCGCTGGTTGACTGAGAATGGCATCCAAGATGAAAAGTGGGTGAACGAGTTCAAGGCCCTTGAGGCTTTCTCTGGGGAGCTGCAAGAGGACAAGCTGCCTGACGGTGTGGCTATTGCCCTGTCAAGGATGGACGACCTGTCTGAGTCTCCCGGTGCCATTCAGGCTCACGCCACAGATAAGCAGATTGCTATCTATGAGGGGTTCAAGAAAGGGCTCCGGGTAGGTCTGCCAGCCCCTCAGGCATATGCTGAGGCTTGGCGCAATGCACAGCTCAAGCCAGTAGAGCTGAGAGGGGATGAGCGCAAGAAGTTTGACAAACAGGTGAGAAAGGCTGTTGAAGCTGACCTAGACCATAACTGGTTATCCAGAACCTTCCTTGGTGCTCCTCAGGCTGTATCTAAGCAACAATCATCACAGATACAGGAAGCAGTAGGAGCAAGAGCTAGGATGCTACTCAATGCTAATGTGGAACCAGATGTTGCTGTTAGTCGTGCAATGGCTGAGTTTAATGATACTCACTTCCAGCTTTCTAATGGTGCTGTGGTATATGGCAACAGAACCAACGTATCGAGAATAATGGGAGTGGCAGCAGGTAAGGTTGATGGTCTTATCACTTCATTCCCTCAAGCCATTGTGGATTTGGCATCTGAGCCGGGCTATGAGGATGCTGTACTCAATGAGAGTATCCCGCCTGAGAAGTGGATTCCTGTGCTAACTCAGAATGGCCGTATCACCTTTACTGATGAGTGGGGCAACCGTGTTACAAGAATCTTTGACCTGTCAGAGGTAGGGGGTGTCTCTTTGTCTGAGAAGGCCAAGAAGATTCAGGAGCAACAGGATAAGCTCAGAGAGAAGCGACTCCATGACGTAGAGGTCAGGAATAGAACCATTAACCAGTTTGGCATCAAAGCCAGTAACTGGCATATCAACGAATAACGGCAGTCTATTATAGTAGACTAGGAGAAACACTATGCCTTTGAGAGAAGTGCTAGAGGATGGACTCAGGCCGGAGGAGCTGGCCTTGGAGGCCCAGACAGCCACGGAGAGCGACTTTCAGGACGACCCTACTGCCTTGGCAGCGGTAAGCCCAGAAGGCGCCCCAGAGGCTCGCTCAGGGCCTTCACCACTAGGGTTCAACAGTACACAGTTCCAGCGTATGCGGCAGGAGAACGCCAGAGCCATTGCTGCTAAAGAGAAAGAGGCTCGTGGCTTCTGGGACGTAGCCGGGGCAGCTATTGAAAATGAATGGATAGGCTCTGCCCTTGAGCGGCGTGGTGAGCGTATGCAGTTTGAGTCTTTTGACCCTAACTACAAGCTAAGGAAAGAAGTAATTGAGGAGCTTGCCAAGTCCTACACAGACAGGGAGCTAGAGTATCTATCAGCCTCTGTCTCTGACAGGGATTATCAGGACAGGCTCAAGGACATTGAGGAGGACAGGGAGCGTCACAAGATTATTGCGGATGCTGGAGGGTATGGTATAGCTGCCTCACTAGCTGCCGCTATCATTGACCCTACCATGCTTGCAGCAGGCTTTGTGTCTGGCCCCTTGGCAACCTCCTCTAAGTCTGGTCGCATTATGAATGCCCTTCGCTCTGGCGGTGTGGTCGGCTTGGAAGGTGCAGCTGCTGAGGCTGTGCTAACTGAGTTTGACACGCAAAAGGATTGGTCTGATATGTATGTAGCCGCTCTTGGTGGATTTGTTCTCGGCGGTGGTATCGGTGCCTTGAGTCGTACAAAGGCCAGAGCAGAGGACACTAATGCTGATAAGGTTGCCAGTCGTATTGATGATATTGACGTTGTTAATAAAGACTTCTCAGACCAGTGGAGTTTCAGGCAGGCGCAAGAGGTGTCACTCAAGATAGAGGGCAAGGAGTTCAAGGATGCACTCCCTGTAGACCACTTGCAGCTCTACAAGCAGAAGCTAGCCTATGAGTCCAATACTGGTCTTATGGGAGCCAAGGAGCTGGACAAGTATCACACTCGTGTACCTGCAATGAAACAGCAGCTCAAAGACCTTGAGACAGCTAAGAAGGCAGAGATAGCTGAGTACTGGGCCAAGGCTGGCGTCAATCGTGGTGTTGCCAGACAGATGGATGAGGCCAGAGTAGATGAGATTGTCCAGCGTTATGACTTGCAGCGAGAGGAAGTACAGATTCAGTTAGACCGCCTTGAAGCCAAGATGGACAAGCACACTACAGCACTCAATGCCAAGCTGGAGCTGGAGGCCATGCAGTCTACTACAGTAGACTCTCAGTTAAAGAGGATGCTCAAGGATGCAGCGAAAATTTCTACTGTGCGCTATCCAACCAAGGCAGAGATTGCTGAGGTTAAGGCTGAATCAATCAAGTTCGATAAAGAGTTTGATGCTAAGTGGGTGCCAGAGCCTGAGGCACCTAAGGCTGAGCCGGGTCGTGATGTTGGTGCAGCCCAGACTCGTGAGGAGCAGCTGGCATCTCGCAGGGTCTACGCCTCTAACGTAGTGGCCGAGGAGGAGAAGGACTGGATAGCCGATGCCATTAACTCCACCTACACTCACACTCGGTCTAATGGCACCAACTGGACTCGTGGGATACCTGACGTAATGCTGTCCGATTATTCCCGTCTGGACAACTCACCCTCCCTTGAGGTCAGGGCACTTAACCAAGTCTTTAACGAGAACTCTCAGGGTGTAGCTAATGGGTACTCCGTATCTGTGCTGCGCCATGTGAACAACCTCAAGATAAGGAAGGCTGGCAAGAATGCTCAGGATAGAGGCTTTGCCCGGTATCTCCAAGAGAAAGACATTGGCTCAGTGAAAGGCTACGTAGACCCCAAGATAAGACGTAGCTTTGATGAGCAGGTTGCCTCTGCCGTCAAGGGGCTAACCCCAGAGGATGAGCTGCCTGAGTCAGTCAAGATTGCTGTTCAGGGTTTCCGTGACCAGATATGGGAAGCAGGACGCCTGAGGAAGGAGGCAGGGGAGCTTGGCTTTGAGAAGCTGAGTCAGGATGCCAACTACTATCCTGACATTATGCAAGCTGAGGCAATCTCTGACCTTGTGTATAACCGTGGCTGGCTACCTGAGGAAGTGAGGGAGCTTATCGCTCGTGGCTACAGGGAGGGCAATAATGAGCTGACGGAGAAGCAAGCCAGACTTATGGCGTGGATTAAGTATGACAACGTATTTAATTCGCAGCTGTACGATGGTGACGTTAAAGCCATATTCAGGGCCAACAGTGCAGCTGAGGCAGAGCGACTCCTCAAAGATGCCAAGGTGCCACAGGATATGATTGACGCTTTCTTTGAGGAAGCAATGAGCAAGGAGGATTGGGCCTCTGTATCCAACCGTGCTCGTGAGTCACTCAATATCAACTGGTCAACCAAATACACCAACTCTGAGGGTGACACTATATCTATCGCAGAGGTGATGAACAGGAACGTAGGGCAGGTGCTGGAAGCCTATACCAATGAGTCAGCCTTCGGTGCAGCACTGGCAGAGAAGGGAATCAGGTCAGAAGGTCAGCTGAGGCGTATCATGTACGATATGAAGAAGCGAGCCTTAAACGATATTGCCTATGGTGCTGAGGGAGAGGCTGCAAGGATTGGTATCAGTGACCAATTCCAGATACTCGAAAACTCAATTACTCAGTTGAAGGGCAAGCCTCTAGTTGATTACGCAAGCCGTGGATGGGGACAAGTCAATAGGCTTGGTCGTGCTCTGCTGGATGCTACAGCTATTGTACGCTTGCAGCAGGTGGGGTTCGCCTCTATTCCTGAGCTGGCTCGTGGTATCACCTCTGCTGGTCTCACTGAGATTCTCAGAGCTGTCCCCGGTGCAGGTGCTTTACGTCTTCCGGGCAGGATACCAAGAGACCCTATTTCACTACGCCACATGAGGGAGGATATGGCAGAGCTGGAGGAGATAGTAGGCTTCCTTGGTGAAGAAGACTTCAACAGGACTTTCTCTATACGCTCTGACGACTTTGGCTCTGAGGCTAACAGTAGGTTCATGCAGAAGCTGGATAACTCGATAGAGGGTGTTCGCCGGGTGTCTCAGTGGGTGTCCCTGCACCAAACCATTCAAGGAGGTATGGAGAAGATAGTAGCTCGTGCAGTAAGCCGCAGACTCCTAAAGGATGCTGTAGGCAAGCGCAACATGAGCCGCAGTATGAGAGGCCAAATTAGGCTTGCTGGTATGACCCCTGAACGCTGGAAGGAGATTAGCGATTGGGTCAAGGCTAATCCAAAGACTGATAGCTTTAACGGTCGCCCTATAGAGGTATGGAACTACGCAGCAATGCCAAAGGACATGCAAAAGGATATGCAGGTCTTGCTCACTCGACTGAACAACAGGAACGTACAGAAAGGCTTAGTTGGTGAGTCTAACTCTATGTGGCTTGGGCCACTTGGTAGGTTCCTAACTCAGTTCAAGACTTTCTCCCTTGTGTCATTGGAGAAGCAGTTGATAGCTGATATGCGTGGAGACAAAGCGGCAATGGTAGCTAACTTCATGTGGGGTACTGGTCTTGCCTATGCAGCCTATATGGCACAGATGAACCTGAGGGCATTGGGTATGCCTGAGGACAAGGCCGATGAATACCTTGAAAAATACACCACAGGCAAGAACCTTGTCTGGGGCGTAGTCAACAAGCAATCTCAGTTAGCTGCTGCTGGTGTTGTCTTCGATGCAGGTATTATGACTGGTGCTCTCCCTATCGAAATGTTTGATGCTAACCGCTACGGTTATCAGACAGGGAGGCTGGATTCAATGGTGCCAGCTCTTGGGTATGCCAATGATGTTCTCAAGACGGGTGGTGCTGCTGCTAACCTCGGCTATGACGTATTCAGGGAAGATGCAGATATGGAGGAATCTTTCAAGGAGTTCGTCAATAAGGGAAGAAAGATAACTCCATTCACTAACACGATATTCTTTGGTGAGTATATGAAGAATATCACTGGACTCTCAGAGGAGTAACAACGTGGATAAGCCCCTTGCGCTTCGAGTGATTGAGGGGCCTTTCTCCTATGACTCTTACCCTAGTGACGGTGGACAAACTGAGTTCACCTTCGCTTTTGTAGGGCCGGATAAAGGCTACATATCACAGAGCGATATTTACATTGAGTACAGGGATTCTAACCCGACTAACCCAGACGGGACAGAGAACCCTAACTATGACCAATGGTATGACTACACAGGAGGTTGGCAGTTTCTGTCGGAGAACACCCTCAGGCTCTTAGGCGGGGCTGTGGATGAATCAGCAGACGGTAAAGATAACGTTCGTATCCGGCGTATTATGGACAAGCGATACCCTATCGTTAATACACAATCTAACGATGTATTCCGTAGCAGTACTATTAACAATGCCATGCTGGTTAGTCTTTATATTCAGCATGAGCTGCTTGATGGGTTTATTGATACCAGGTTTGCTGTCGGTCCTCAGGGTGAGCGCGGCCCCACTGGACCACAAGGGCCACAGGGCTTGGAAGGCCCAAGAGGCCCTCAGGGCATTCAAGGTGTAAGAGGCCCTCAAGGAGAGACTGGACCGCAAGGCCCTGATGGGGTTAAAGGGGATACTGGCTCACAGGGTCCAAGAGGGCCACAAGGAGAGCAAGGTCCTCAGGGTCCGGTAGGTGTCAAGGGAGAGACTGGCTCTCAGGGTCCTCGTGGTCCTCAAGGGGAGGTAGGCCCAGTTGGACCTATAGGACCTAAGGGCGAGAAAGGGGACCAAGGGCCACAAGGCCCTCAGGGAATCGAAGGACCAGAAGGCCCATTAGGACCAGAAGGCCCAAGAGGTGCCCAAGGTCCGGCAGGTCTCAGGGGTATTGAAGGACCTAAAGGAGCCATAGGCCCACAGGGACGGACAGGAGAGACAGGAGCTACAGGTCCTCAAGGTGTACAAGGTACGGTTGGCCCAATGGGGCCACAAGGTCTCACAGGCTTAAGAGGGGAGAGAGGGCCACAAGGTCTCTTAGGCCCAGCAGGCCCTCAAGGTCCTCAGGGTATCCAAGGGCCAAGAGGTGAGTTTGTCACTATGCTTGGAAAGGTCGCTCCTGATGAGCTTAACGCTATCCCTATCGATGAGCATTCAGAAGGTGATGGCTACCAGTTGTCTGCTGATGGTACTTTGATTGCAGGACCTCAGACTATTATTGTCTCTGACGGGGATATTGTCTCTTGGAACAGAAACGACCAATGGGTAAACCTAGGCCCTATCCAAGGACCTCAAGGACCACAAGGCGAGCAGGGTCCAAGAGGTGAACAAGGACCTACTGGCCCTCAGGGTATTCGTGGTGAGAAGGGTGCTACAGGTGACCAAGGGCCAAGAGGCCCTATAGGTATCCAAGGCCCTCAAGGTGCTACAGGTGACCAAGGCCCAGAGGGTCCAGCAGGACCACAAGGCCCAGCAGGGCCTAGGGGTCCACAGGGCTTACCCGGTGACACTGGACCAGTAGGACCAAGGGGGCCTAAGGGTGAGCAGGGTATACAAGGTCTTGTAGGTCCTCAAGGTCCTCAAGGAGACATAGGCCCAGAGGGGCCAGAGGGTCCACAGGGGCCAGAGGGACTAAGAGGCCCGGAAGGGTTTGAGGGGCCTATTGGACCAGAAGGGCCACAAGGACCACAAGGAATCCCCGGTATCCGTGGACCACAAGGTTTTGAAGGACCGATAGGACCGAGAGGGGCACAGGGTCCACAAGGGATACCGGGTATCCCTGGCCCTGAGGGAGACCAAGGACCCATAGGCCCACGAGGAGACCAAGGGCTACCGGGGCCAGAAGGACCGATAGGACCAAGGGGACCAACAGGACCTAAAGGTGCCACAGGGGACAGAGGACCTGTAGGGCCTCAGGGTGCAGCTGGTGTTCGTGGTTCCCGCTCCTTCAACCTCCCTATCTCTGGGACAAGTTGGACAGGGGCTAACGCACAGCAGTTATACCTTACCCAAGGTTACGCAACAGTACAGCCGTATGATGTGAGCGTCCAGTTTAACGAAGCCAAGGGATTCACTGAGGCTAGGTTCTACAACCAGAGCACAGCTGGTAACTCAAGTCTGCTTTCTACCTTTGACTCTGCAAAATGGACTGTGGTTAGTAGAGTTGAGGACAGCGTAATCAAATATATTGATGGTGTCCCTTCTTCAAAACTAGAAGTGGGCTCAGCGTCTGTCATTGTTGCAAGAAACATTGAGTTCTTTGATATGGGAGGGTTTGGCAACAAAGCAATCTCTAAAACCTTCACAGTAGAACCAAGAGCCACACACGCTACATTTAACATAAGGGGTAAGATTAACTTACAGCTTCCTGCTGGCTCTTATTTCCTTGCCCTAGACCTAGAGATAAACGATGCAAGCCCTAACGCAGGGTTGGTTGCAAAGACTTATCTTAACTTAGGATGGGTTTCTGTTAGTGGAACGCAAACCTATATAGACGTTCCTGTAAGCTTCTACGTAGTTTCTGACGACCCCGCTATCGGTAACAAGTTCCTTGAGATGAGCATAGAGGTGGTAACCTCTCCCTTTAGTGCAGCGAAGTTTACCATAACTAATGACTACCTTGGTGCGATTGTAGAATCACGCAGAGCGTAGTCTACTATAATAGACTGAGGGCCTCGGCCCTCCTCTTTATAAAGGAGTTTGAAAATGGCAGATTTTAATAATCCTGCTGATGCTGACTTGGATATGGGCCTCTTTAATATAAAGAACCTTAAAGAGGCGGTTGATGATGATGATGCAGTTACCTTGCAGCAAGCAAGAGACATTGTGTCTGCCAAGGAGCAGGACTTTGATAAGCTTGTCGGCGATGCCCAAGTAGCAGTAAAGGATGCGGAGACTTGGGCAGACGCGGCTCAACAGCATTCCGTTGCTTCCCAAGAAGCAGCTTCCTTGTCGGCAGACCAAGTTACCTTGGCTCAACAGGAGGTAGTAAAGGCACAGTCAGCAGCAACACAGTCTCAGGCTTTTGCTGCTAATGCAAACACAAGTGAGGTACAGGCAGGAGAGCATCTTGCTTTCTTACGCTCTCTCTGGCTTGGTGGTTTTGAGGACAACAACAAGCCTAGCCCCAACGACCATCCTATCGATTCCCTCTTTTACAACCTGACCTTAGGGCGTCTGTTCGTTAACGTCTATGACCCCTCTAACCCAGATAACAAATTCTGGGATGATTCCCTTGTGCGTGGTGATGAGGGTCCTCAGGGTCCTCAAGGGCCTATAGGTCCTCAGGGGCCACAGGGGCCA